GCGGTGGCGTGCCGGTGAAGCGTGGCGACAAGATCACCATGATCGAGGCCGACATGATGCTGCGGCTTGAGGTGGATCGTATTGCCGACAAGCTGGCCAGCACCATCCCGCACTGGAAGGTGATGGACGACAACCAGCGATCGGCGCTGGTGAGCTTCGCCTACAACCTCGGCGCTGGCTTCTATGGCACGCCCGGCTTCGAGACGATCAGCAAGGTGCTGCGCGAGCAGGCATGGGACAAGGCGCCCGCCGCCATGGAGCTGTACCGCAACCCTGGCAGCAATGTCGAGGCAGGCCTGCTTCGCCGCCGTAAAGCAGAAGGCGAGCTGTGGGGTGACCATCGGCCGAAGGTGCAGCAGGAACCGGCCAGGCTGACGCCTGACTCATCGTTCAGCGCACGGATCACCCCGCACATCCGCCTGGGTGAGTTCGCGCTCGATCAGGAGGCGCGTCGATTCCGGCATCAATATCAGGTGAACACTGCAGCGGAGCTGGCGGCGTTCCTCGAGCGTGTGCGGCAACGGTTCGGCAGCAAGAGCATCATCCTCACCAGCGGCTTCAGGCCGGCAGCGATTAACGCATCAGTGGGCGGTGCTGCTGATAGTGAGCATTTGTACTCAGCGCCTGGCGTTGGTGCGGTGGACTTCGTGATCGATGGCGCCGACATGAAAGCTGTCGAGAAGTGGTGTGATGAAAACTGGCCGTTCAGTCTCGGCTACGCTGCACCGGCCTTCATCCATCTCGGTCGTCGCGCTGATGGCAAGCGCCGGCGCTGGGATTACGCCTGATGCTCCTACCTGATCATGAGATCTGCCGCCTGTGCAAGCAGGAGGCGATGGTGACGCCCTACAACGACGATCACCTCAACCCAGCCAGCTTGGACGTGACGCTAGGCGATCGGATCATGATCGAGGTGGCCGGTCATCCTGAACTGCAGATCCTTGGCATCACCGGCCACACGCAGGAGGATCCGTTCTGGATTCAGCCGGGGGAGTGGTTCCTAGCGGAGACCAGGGAGATCTTCAACCTGCCCGATCACGTCGGTGCGCAGTTCGTTCTTAAATCGAGTCGCGCACGCGAAGGTTGGGATCACGCTGAAGCCGGCTGGTGTGATCCAGGTTGGTATGGCAGCAGGCTGACCATGGAGCTAAAGAATGGCCGCCGGATGCATCCACTGCCGATCTGGCCTGGCCTGCGGATCGGGCAGATGAAGTTCCTGCTGGTGAGCGGTCGCCCAGACCGGAGCTATGCCGCCACAGGCCGCTACAACGCCGATCTCGGCGTCACGGGCAGCAAGGGCTAGCGCGCCATCGGATGCTGCAGCGGCGCCATCCGTAGCCGATGGATGTTGCCGGGCGCTTCGGCTGGATCATCCAGCGGGATCATCGTGTAATCGTCGCAGCCGTGCTGCTCCGCGAAGGTGGTGGCAGCGATGTGGGTGGTGAACGGTCCGATATGCCACGGACCGATGCGGAGGATGTAAGTCATGGGAGGAGGTTAGGGGCGCCGGACCCCCCGGTGGGGTCAGGCCATCATGGCCTCAATAGTGAAGGCCAGGTCGGGGTCACGGTTGCAGGCTTCATCCAGAGCAGCATCGAAGCAGGCGTTGAACACTTCCTCGGCGATCAGTTGATGGATCAGCTCAAGCAGGTCGGCGGTGGCGAGGGTGGTCAGCTTGGCGGTGAAGGTGGAGAGCATTGGTCCGGTGCGTTGATGTGTGAACTGTACCCCACCGACAGGGCACAGTGCCCCGGATGCAGGGCACGTTAACGAACTGTCACATCTGCCGATCCCGTCTCACCCGCTACCGTTTAACCAGCCGGGGCTGCCGCCCATGCGGGCGTTCATCGTGGAGATCACCGCCAAGGTGCTGGTGCGCTCCGAAACCGATCCCGAGGAGCTGCCGGCTGACATTTACTCCCAGATCGCTGAGTTCGTCCACAACGAGGAAGATCTCCTAGAGCTGGGCATCGAGCTGTTCACCCTCCCCGTAGACCTGTGTGGATCAGCACCACATTGACGAAACCCGGCTGGTCACCCGTCGATCGGCGCGTGATCAGATCCACCTCCGCTGGGGATATAGGTGCGCCTATTGCAACGATCCCCTCGGCCGCAGTCCCACCCTCGATCACGTCGTTCCTAAGGTCCACGGTGGCCTGACGGTCCGCGAGAACCTGGTCTCCTGCTGCCTGATGTGCAACAGCCAGAAAGGCCACAAGCCATGGGTCGACTGGTATCGCGCTCAACCGTTCTGGTCTGCGCTTGGTGAATGGGCGATCGTGCAGTGGATCACCAGCCACTCAGAACATCGTCAGCCAGATGGTGGCGAGCAACATGCCGCCTAGCCACGTCAGGCCGAAGATCACCACCGGCGGGTACTTCATGGCCGCAGCATCTGATTGAGGTAGATCTCTGCCTGAAACCAGTCCGAGCTATACCGGCATACGCCACCGACACAACTCCGGTAGTACACCTCACCCTTCACAGGCATCAGCACCTCGATGTAGCCGCCGTCTCGATCAGTCCGGCTGATCACTTCAGGTCCGAACATTGCCGTGCCTCCTCACGATGGATCCATGTCTTTAGGCCTGCCACATAGTCCCGCAGTACCTGCGCCTGCTGGAGGTGCCATCCATCGCCAGAGGCAAACCAGAGCCGGTTATGCCGGTCGATTGCCTGCAGCGATTGATGGATGAGCACATTCCACGGCTCACGGATAGGCGTGTTGAACTCACGCTTTGACACGGCGACCTGGCGGCCTCTATCAGTCTGCCGCCGGCAATGCCCGCTGGAAGAAGTCGCAACTCACCGCGTAGCGCCCGCCACTTCGCTTGCTCTCAGGCAGCAGCAAATCGCAACGCTGTGTGCTCATCTCCCACTGGATGCAGTCCCAGCACATCACGCTGGCCGTCTCCGGTCTGATGCTGGCCACCGCCGCCTGGAAGACTGCCTCAGCCTTCAGCAGCGCATCGTGCAGGCTATTGGTGCCAGTGTCCACCTCGACCTGGTGCTCAGCCTTCGGACCAAGAATCACGCGCGCGTGCCATGTCCGATCGATGCGGTCGCACACCAGCAGTAATCGGCCAGCGTGCAACCTGATCATTCATCCTCTCCATAGCTCGGCTGGTGATACAACCGCTCGAGCTGCATCGACAGCGGTTCATCGGCCTGCGTGATGTCGATCGGATCGCTCTGATCCCGCACGATGAAGACCATCCGAGAGCCGTGGCGCTTCACCACCAGCAGGCCGATGCGCTCGCTGCGGCAGAGGATCCGCAGCGCTTGTCGCTCAAGCCAGTTCAGGCGGAGATGTTCGAGCATGACTCCATCTTGGCAATGAGTCGATTCAGATACCACTCCGCTTTCAGGGCATCCTCGAGCGCGTTGCCCTTGAGCCACATGCGGATCATGTACTTGAGCGCCTGCCCCTGCAGGTATGCCGGGACCATGTGCGGTGCATCGGCGATCACCGACTCGATGAAGTCGATGGCCTCGATGGTGCCCGCCTGATAGTGCGGGGGGTGGTTCACGAGGTCGCTTGCTGTTCTGCGTTCTTCCATTTTTTGCGGGTGATGATGTCGTAGACGTGGGTGCTGGTGATGCCGTAGATGGCGGCCAGCTGTTTGATTGTCCAGCCGCTGGCGTACAGCTTGCGGATGTCGATGGCGTTCTGCGGCGTCAATACAGCGTTACCGGGCACATGGCCTGGCTTGAAGCTGGTGCTGGTCGGCGCCTTCACCGCCACTTCTCACCCATCAGCACCTGGCGGCACACCTCAATGGCCTGCTGCGCCTGCTTTTGCGTCATCACCGATTCGGTCTCATCCATCGCCTTCACCACTCGGTCGAGCAGTGTGGCGTAGTCCGTGTCACGAAAGTTTGCGGCGATGTCGAGCGCAAACTCCTCCCACAGGCCGGTGAGGGTGCCACGCAGTGGATGGCCATACGGCAACTCCTGACGGCCGCTGCGTTGATACAACGCCTCCATCATGTCGGCGCGCTGCTGGTCGAGTTGCGTGGTGGTCATTCGTCGAGGTACTTGCGGAGGTGGAGCAATTCAGCACAGAGCTGTTCGCGGTTCTTGATGCCGCAGGTGTTGTGCAACTGATCGATGCGGATGTCGATCAGCAGGCGGAGGCGATCACGTTCTGATGCCTGGCCAGCTTTGAAGGTGTTGCTGCCTTCGAGCAGGCTATAGAGGCGGGCGCGAGATGCGTCGTTCATCGGCTCTGCAGGGCGATCTGAATAGCAGCTTGGAAGTAGCCGGCCATCTTCATGCGGCGATATTCGCCACTGGCCTCCTCTGATTGTTTGTCCTCAATCAGGTCGTAGTTGTGCCTGGCTTCTTGGAGTGCGGCCAGCGTTTCGATGTTGAGCATGTCCAGCTCAGATCGGCTGAGATCATTCACCTTGTCCAAGTGGATGACTTTCGCGAGGATGAACGAACGATGAAAGGGAACAATGGATTGGTCTGGGGTCATGATGCAACTTCGATTTCAGCGGATGGCCAGCGGTTCTGGGCGTAGCGGATCGCAGCGCCGACGTTCTCGGCGCGAGTGATCCAGAGCATCGGCCGAGCGCCGCTGGGATAAATTAGGAGGCGATACTCCTTAGTGCGGGCACCATTGCGTGGCCTGCTGATGCCCTCGCCGTAGACGCCCTGATCCTCAGGATCGGTGCGCCATTGGAAGGCGATCGGAGAGTTAGAGGTAGACATTCGGATCGGTGACAGATTCAGGATTGAGCCATTCGATCTGATTCCACCAAGGGAGCCATGTATCGGCGGCGATTAGCTTGGCCTCGGTCAGGCTGTGCGCCAGTACGCACTCGACCACGTTGGCGGACTTGATCGTGAAGTAGAAGCGGCGTGGGGTCACTTGCGCACCTCGATGTAGGACTGAGTGCCGGAGTGCGTAGCGCCTGCTTGATTGCCAGCCTCGATGCCGATCATGGCAAACACGGCAGCGACAACTAAAAAGCAGATGGCGTTGTTGATGCGGTTGATCATTGGAGTGAAAAACAGTGGCCTGGTGGCCGTACGTCAATCATGCCCCACGGGCGGGGCATATGCCTAGGGGTGTGTGACACTTCTTCACACGGCCTCAGCGCCCACTGCCAGCTCCACCGGCACCCGCAGTTCTGGCTTGCTCTGCCCCTTAACGCGCCGCCCCCAGCCGACCACCGCCGGGCTGACAGGTAGCTCGACCGTGAACCACACATGGCCGCAGGCATTGCAGCCACGCTTGCGCACCGTCACCTCGGCGTCGCGGTTGTTCGTTGCCATTGCCTTGATGTCACCACTGGAGCACCTGGGGCACTGCATTGCTATCGTGAGATGTACCCCACTGGTCTAGCACAATGCAGTTCGGTGAGTGGATGGCCGTCACCCTTTCGGCAGAGCAGCAGTTCGAGATCGAAAAACATGCCCGCGCTCTGCTCAACAGCAAAGACGCGGGCACCATGGCCGTCGCTCTCTATAAGCAGGCCTGCTACCAGCAACAACTGCTCCAGCAGGCCGTCAACGAGATCGCGCGGCTCGAATGTGAACTGATGGGGCGTTAGAACATGTCGTCGCTCACGTCGACCACCACGCCATTAGTGGCCGCGGCCAACTTCTGCGCAGCATCACCAGGATCCACCCATTCGCGCGGCGGCTGTGCCACGGCGCTCACATAGGCCAGTCCCTTCTGGCTGGTCTTCTTCCAGCCGCTGATCGGCACCTGGACGCTGCCGTACTGGTCGGGCGTCTGGCTCATCACAAAGCGGCAGAAGGCATCCAGCTCCTCCACTTTGATGTTCATCATCCCGCTGAAGTCCACCTTGCTTTCAGGCTTGGTCGACTTGAAGATGCTCAGGTTCAGCTTGAAGCTCATGGTTGTTCGTTGGTAAAGGTGTTGGCCTGTTCGTATTGCTCCACCCCGGCCAATGGGTAGAGCACGAAGCCTGGCGTGCGGAAATACGCCGGACCTTTGCCTGCCTTACGCCAGCGCATCAGCGTGTCAGGGTGCAACCCCCATCGCTGCGCAAGCTGGGTGGCGGTCAGGTACTCAGAAGAGTTCATCGCTCTCAGGTTCGGGTGCAGGTGCAGGTTTCGGCTCGGGGATGGCGGCGTTGAGATCAGCGACCTGATCGCTCACGGTCACCGGCTGGATGTCGACCACCTCCTCCTGGCTGTGCATCCCGAGCAGGAGATCACTGGCATACAGACGACCCCAGAAGGCCGCCGCGCGATAGCGGATCATGAGCTCGGGCATCGACTGCCACTTGCTGCCCGCCTTGGTCGCCCAGCCTTCCTTCTTCGCCATCGCCATGGTGATGGTCGGTCCTTTCAGCTCCTGTCCGCTGGCGAGATCCTTGGCGACCGCGTAGCAGGCCAGGCTGTCGCCGCTGCCGCTCAGTTCGAACCGCAGCGGACTAAATCGGCCGCAGCCATTCACCATCGCAATGATGAAGCTGCTGCTCCACGATGGGCGGCCATGGATCACATGGAGGTGCTGCATCGCCAGGAAGGGCGAGATACCCATCCGGTTGGCGATCTCAAGCGCCACCAAGCAGTTGGCGAAGCCCTGCTGCCCCTGGAACTGCGGCGGGATCAGCGTGCTGCTGGCTAAGGCTTTGGCAATACGCTGGGCATCCTCGAAGGCTTGGATGCCGCTGAACACCGAGCCGGTGCTGGTGGTGGTGAGTGCTGTGGTTGGGTCAGTCATAAATCCAAGGGAAGGGTCTGGTCTTCGTTCGTCACGGTTAGGTCAACCGCATGGACAACATTGCGAGAGTCATAAACATTGAATTGGGATGGTTGGTTAATGCCAAGCCGTTTGGCTTTGATAATGGCAAAGTCTTCGTTGATCAACAAAATCTCGCCTTTGCGCCAGCAGTTGCCAAGAA